AAATATACATAGAAGCAAAAGGTAAATTAGATTTAGAAACTCGTAAGAAAATGGTGTGGTTTAAACAGTGTAATCCAAAGACTCGTATTATATTCTTATTTATGAATCCTGATGTTAAGATTCGTAAAGGAAGTAAAACAACTTATGGTGATTGGGCTACTAAAGAAGGGTTTGAATGGTTGGACTCTAGAAAGGATTGGATTAGTGATTATAAAAAACTTTGTAAGAAAAAATGATGGCAGTTGTTCATTTAAATGTGAAGTTAATGATGATGAAGCAGAAGCTCTTATTGAATTTGCAGTAATGAATCTCATAGATATGGGTATTATTAATGTAGAAGATCAATCAGAGGTTGAATCAGAACTCGATATATATAAAAACTCAGGAGGTAAACTTTCATGAGAAAACATATGGTGATACCTGATTGCCAAGTAAAACCTGGACATTCAGTAGATTATCTAAAGTGGATAGGGCAATATATTGTAGATAAACAACCTGATGTTATAGTTTGTATAGGAGACTTCGCAGATATGCCAAGTCTTTCTTCGTATGACACAGGTAAGAAATGCTTTGAAGGTCGTACCTACAAGGCAGATATAAAATCTGTACACAGAGCTATGGATGCTTTGACTAAGCCTCTTGTACGTTTACAAAACAGACAGCGTAAAGCTAAACGTAAACTTTATAAACCTGAAATGATTCTAACCTTAGGTAATCATGAAGATCGTATTGATCGAGCTATTAATAATGATCGTAAGTTAGAAGATTTAATTAGCATAGGAGATCTTAATTATGAAGACTATGGTTGGACTGTTTATCCTTTTCTTGATGTGGTTGTTATTGATGGTATTGCTTACAGTCACTATTTTGCAAGTGGTGTCATGGGAAGACCGATTACATCGGCTAGAACGCTCCTTACTCGTAAGCACATGTCATGTTTCGCAGGACATCAACAGGGTAGACAGATTGCCTATGGTGCTCGAGCAGATGGACGAGAAATTACAGCCATTATTGCAGGCTCATGTTACGAACACGATGAGGACTATCTAAGCTCTCAAACAAACCAACACTGGAGAGGATTCTATATGCTCCACGAAGTTAATGATGGTGCTTTTGATGAGATGGCAGTAAGCATTAATTATCTTAAACAAAAGTATGGAAAAAAGCTTGACAAAGCTGTTTAAACGAGGTATAATATTATGATACATCCATTAGAAAAGATCTTTCAAGAAGCAGTAGAGCAAGCATCTGATGGTAAAGGTGAAGAAAGGCATGGTAATGGTAAATGCTTTCTTACTCAACCTTGGGTTAGCTTAGCAGATACACATGGTACAGGGTTTCTTACTGGACAAGCTCAGAAGAAGATCATGGAAGCAGTAAAGAACAAAGAAGAAACTAACTATCTTTGGTATAAAAGAGAAATGTTAGGAGCTATAAACTATTTAGCTATGGCATTACTATATGAGGAAAGGATAGATAATGGTAGACACTAACCCACATACTGGAGAGCGAATCACTTCTAAGCTTAGAGACAAAGATAAGTTTGATGAGAATTTTGATCGTATCTTTCGTAAAGACAAGAAAGAAGTAAAAGAGAATGATAAGAAATCTGACGTTTGAAGAGCTCAAAGAAGAGCTCTGTAAGATGGAAGAAACAGAGTTATTAGAATTATTAGACATTGAATCTGAAGAGATAGTAGAAAAGTTTCAAGATAAGATAGAAGATAATTATGATAAACTATTAGTTGAAGTAGATAATTTAAAAGAGGAGATAGATTTAGATGAGTAAACACCTACCAACTGTATATCAAGATGTCATAGCACTATCTAGATATGCTCGCTTTATACCTGAAAAGAACAGACGAGAAACATGGGATGAAACAGTAAATCGTCTAGTTACTTACCTAGAAACAAAAACACCCGACTTAAAGAAGGAACTTAAAGAAGTTAAGGAAGCTGTCCTTAATCTAGAAGTTATGCCTTCTATGAGATTATTAATGACTGCAGGAGAAGCTTGTGAGAGGGACAATATCTCTGCTTACAACTGTTCTTACTTAGCAGTTAATAATAAACGTGCATTTAGTGAAGCTCTATACATCCTAATGAATGGGACTGGTGTAGGTTTTAGTTGTGAGAGACAGGAGATTGATAGATTGCCTGCTATCCCCTCCGACCTAGATGTCTGTGATGACTTAATTGTTGTTGAAGACAGTAAACTAGGGTGGGCAAAAGCTTTCAAGAAGCTCCTGTCATCACTTTATGAAGGTGATATTCCTACCTTTGATTTCTCTAAAGTAAGACCTGCAGGGGCTAGACTAAAGACATTTGGAGGTCGAGCGAGTGGACCTGATCCTTTAAAGAAACTGTTTGAATTTGTAGTTGATACGTTTAAACAGGCTAAAGGACGTAAGCTAAACTCTATCGAAGTACATGATATTATGTGTATGGTTGGTGAGATTGTAGTTGTTGGAGGTGTAAGAAGATCTGCTTTGATTTCTTTATCTAACTTGACTGATCGTAGGATGCGTGAAGCTAAGATGGGAGCATGGTATGTTGATCACTCACATCGAGGTCTTGCAAACAACTCAGTTGCCTACACAGAAAAACCTGATAGTGAAACTTTCATGGAAGAATGGGTATCACTGGTTAAATCAAAATCAGGTGAACGAGGCATCTTTAATAGAATTGCCGCTCAGGAACAAGCTAACAAGTGGGGACGTAGAGACCCAAATCTTAGCTACGGAACGAACCCTTGTTCAGAGATTATATTGCGTGATAAACAATTCTGTAACCTTACAGAAGTAGTTGTTAGAGCAAATGATACAGAAGAGTCTCTTGCAAGAAAAGTTAGATTAGCTACACTACTTGGAACTATTCAGTCAACATTAACAGACTTTAAATTCTTATCTGCTGAATGGAAACAGAATACAGAAGAAGAAAGATTACTTGGTGTTTCAATGACAGGCATCATGGATGCTAAGATTACTTCTAATCCTGATCCTAAGATGTTAGAAAGGTTAAGAGATGTCGCAAGAACAACAAACGAAAAGTATGCGAAGAAATTGGATATTCCTACTTCTGCATCAATTACTTGTGTTAAGCCTAGTGGTACTGTTTCTCAGCTTGTGGACAGTGCTAGTGGTATACATACACGACACAATGACTATTACTATAGACGAATCAGAATGGACAAAAAGGATCCAATCTATACGTTCTTAAAAGAGAAAGGTGTAGAGGTAGAAGATGATGCTCATAGACCTGATTCTACTGCTGTATTTACTTTCCCTATGAAGGCTCCTAAGGAAGCTATACTTCGAGATGGTCTTACAGCTATTGAACAGTTAGAAAACTGGATCATCTATCAACGTCATTGGTGTGAACACAAACCTTCAGTTACTATCTCTGTTAAAGATGAAGAGTGGGTTGAAGTAGGTGCATGGGTATGGAAACACTTTGATGAGATTTCAGGTGTATCATTCTTACCACACAGTGATCATACATATCAACAAGCACCATACGAAGATTGCAATAAAGAACAGTATGAAGAGCTTCTAGGAAGAACTCCTAAGACTATTGATTGGAAAGAGTTTACAGAAGAAGATGACAATACTATTGGACAACAAACTCTTGCTTGTACAGCAGGGCATTGTGAGATATAATGATTGCTACTATACAACCAATATGTGGAGTTCAATTAGGTATTGAGTTTACTGAAGCTGAAGTTAATGACATTGAGATAAGCTACTGTCTAATTGATTTGTTAATAATTAGAATACAATTAGCGTGGTATAAATAATGAAAGTTTGTATAATAGGTTCTCGTTCCATTGATAAAGCTGAGATAGTCTTCCCTATCATAGATCGCTTTATTAAGGAACACGGCACGGGCACTCTCACTTTCCTCCTAGGGAGTGCCAAAGGTGTCGATCCATTATCAAAGAAGTATGCTGAGGCTAGAGGAATAGATGTAGTAGAGTTTATACCTTACCATCTAATAGATCCTACAGCAGAGTTTGATAGTAAATATTTCTTTGTTAGAACTAAACAGATGATAGATAACGCAGATAAAGTTCTAGCCATTTGGGATACTCGTAGTAAAGGTACAGAGTATGGTATTAAGTATGCCCAAAAGAGAAATCTACCAGTGATGGTAGTGAAAGTCCCTACATAGGGAGACATGTATGGTAGTAGGGGTTCGCCTCTCCTCTACTACCTTACTTTTATAGGAGACATTATGTTTGAGTATGTTTTAGTTTTATATATTCAAGATAAACCTAATTATGTAGGTAACTTTGAAACTTGTGCTCATGCCAACAATTATATTCAAGAGTGCTACTTTAAAACAGTAATGCCTAGTGATTACTATGTTTCATGTCAGCATCAAGACTATCTTTTCTTGCCTGAAGGTTTTCAACCCATCCACCCTGAGGGATGTTCCAAAGATTAATTGGAGGTAGTTTAAACGTTTTCCAATCTATCATTTTCCTGCAGTAGCTGATATAATTTGATTATTATTAAAAACAATATATTCATTTTGTGGTTCATCTAAAATGTTAGGTTTACGTTTTATTATAATTCCATCATATCCTTTTTTAATTAAGTCATCAATTTGTTCTTTTCTTGCAACTTTATTAGGATTTCCAAAATAGTATTTACCTCTCATTTCAGCTATAGTTTTTCGTAATTTATTTGAAATTGAATTTTCATTAATTACATAAGGTTTTTCTATCTTTAAATAAACAGGTTTAACTTGAGCTCCTTCTTTATAAGTCTTATCTCGTCCAAGTCTACGAGCATAAACATTTGCTGTATTATAATCAGGAGTAAAGAAAATACCATCAGTATTAACTATACCACCTCGTTCTAAATCTTTTATTTCACTAGGTCTTTTAAACTTATCAAAGTTTTTTGTAGTTCCATGATATAAAACTAAAGGTTCTTTATTTTTATCAACTACTTTAGATTTTCCAAACCAACTACTAAATCCTTTAATTTTACTAGGAGCTAAAGTACCTAAAAAACCTCCCATAAAATCTGTTCCTGTTTCTAAGGCACCTTCAGGAGTAGTCATAGATTCTACTCTTTCTTTAGCATCAGATCCTAGTCTATTTATAGCTCCTGTTACATCACCCTGTGCTATTTTTCCTAAAGGAGTATCCATGAATTTATCTTTTAAAGAACTATCTTTTTTAATACCTAAATAGTCTTTAATCTGATCTAATAATTCTATTTGTTCAGGACTATATATCTTATCAAGTTCATCTTTAGGGAATTGATCAAAGACATAACCTCTTAACATACCTGGATCACCTGACATTTCTTTCCATACTTCATAGGGTCTGTCTTCACCAAAGTTTTCTACAGCATAGTTATATCTATCTCTTTGCTGTTGTTCAGGTATTGTTTTTATAAACTCATCATATAATGGTTTAAGTTTAGGATCGTTATATACTGCATAGTGAGACACATAGTCACCAAGCAGATCAATAGGTCTTACATTTTTATCTCTAATTTCAACACCTACTTGACCTAATGGAATACCTTCAGGTCTAGGAGTATCTCCTGTACCTGTTTCCTTTTCATCATAAAACTCAAGTTTACCACCTATTTTACTCTCAGGATTTACAACAACATTGATGTTCTTACCTTTTAAATAAGGAAACTCTTGTTCAGCTTTAGATAGTATGGAACTGCCTGCAGACTCCTCTTGGGCTACAGGCTCATTACTTCTTTTGAGATAACCTCTTTTCAACATCACTTAAATACTTTTTAGTTTCTGCAGGTAATAAAGATTTCCAATCATCAGGTTCTTGTTGGATAGCTTTCCTAATAACATCAGGACCTGCATTGTATGCTGCAAGAGCTTTTTCTTGATCACCATCAAACTCTTTTAACATAGCATTAAAGTATTCAGTAGCAAATCTTCGATGTTCTTCTTCAGTATTATTCTCTAAAGGTTTAACACCATAGCCTGGATCTCTAGCTGTTGTAGGTTTAATTTGATATTTACCAAGAGCCCCTGACTTTGGATTTACAATAAGTTCACCATTTTCATCCATGTGTCTATTGCTAGACTCTTGTATAGCTATCTGATCCATTATATTATCGATAGAAACTGTATCTCCTTCTTGTTCTACATCTACTGCAGAATCAGGAGTTTGTTCTACACCTGAGATTTGACTTGGGAAGTAAGTTTGCATAAATTCTTCAGCAGCTTCCTTCCTAGTTTTACCCATAGCATTAGCATAGGAACCTAGAGCATTGTTCATTTTATTAGCATAGACTCTATTTAAAGAAGACTCAGGCATAATATAACCAAAGCCATCGATACTAAACTTATAGCTACGATCAGTATTATCTAACTGATCTCTTTGCATATCTTTTACAAGAGCTCTGTTATAACCATCTATAGCTTCTTTAAGACCTGATCGAGTGCTTGAATCTATCTTAGAAAAGACAATGTTTAAATCATCTGCAGAAGTTCTATTGATTAACTGTTCATGAAACTTAAATCTTTCATTCTCATTAAGTGTTGTATCTTTAATTGTCGACAATGATAAGTCAATTTGACATTCAAATGTTGTACATAGTTTAAGATTATCAGGATTGTCTTTAGCAATACTAGCAGTATTATTTAAAATAGTATCTAATATAGGAACACCTTTTTCATCTTTAGCTGTTATATCTTTTTCATTGTAGCCTACCTGAGACATAGTTTTACGATCATTTTTAGTTTTCTCAGTCTCGCCTGTTGATGTAGGATCATCAGGATTAATACCTAAACCCAATAATAGTTGTTGACCTGCAGGTTTAAGCATAGCATAAATGCTATCTACTACCTTCTTTTTACCATCTATAGTTTGTCTATTTAAATCAAAACCTTCTTTACCAAATATTCTGGTTGCATAGTCAATAAATACTATCTTTTCAGGACCCATCTTTTTATAGAACTCTGTCTTACCAAAATCTTCTTGTATCTTAAGAACTCTTGCTAAACTTTCAGATTCATAAGTACCATCTGCAAAAGATTTGATATTGTTTTGTAGGGCTTTAAGATCATTCTCATGCTCAAGAAGTAAAGTATTAATTGTTGCATTTCCTCGAGCAGCCGAATAAGTATCTTTAAACTCTCTAATATGTTTTAACATATAAGAATTAGCTTGAGAAGTTGCTTTAGCTACGGCACTAGAATCAGTAGGATCTATATCTCTAAATATATCATTAAGGTTCATTTCAGCTACAGCAAAAGAACCTTTAGCATAGGCAGGAATCATATTGTTATTAAGAATGTATTTCTGTGTTTCTTCATCAGCAAGATTAGACATTTTTACATCACGTTGTACTTGCTCATAAAGAGCCTTACCTGCTGATTTTTCTTCAATTTCTTTTATAGCTCGCTGCATACCATCTTGAGTAAATTGTAAGTTATCATCAAGGTAGTCAGATAATCTTAGTGAAGGGTATTCTTTGACTTGATCAATAATATAAGTATGTAACTTTTTAGTAGAATCTACTTGAGCATCCACACTAGCTTTGTCATAAGCAACTCGTTTTTTAAGATTATACATATCTTCTAATGTAGATATATGAGACTTAATCTCACCTGAATAAGCAGGATTACGAGTAGCTTCTTCTCGATATAAAGCAGATAGTCTTTCAGAAAGCTCATAGTCATTCATAGAACCTTGCTCTCTAGCTTTTACAAAACGATCTGTTTTCTCCATAAGAGAATCACGAAGCTCTACAACTTGTTTATTTAATGATGTATTAAGATTTAAAGGATAAGAACCATCATAATCAGACTCTTCTAGAGTTCTATCAAACTCAGCACGTTGACTTAGAATATCTTGTCTTTGAGTTTCCAAACCAATACTACTACGGCTTTGTTGTTCACGAGCAAGAGCATCAATCTGTTCAGATATACCACCAAGAACCTTAGACTTATCATAAGCAGTATAGACATCATAAGCCATACCTATGCCTTGAGACAGTGCACTAAAGTCTGCTGCAGTTTGAATTGCTTTAGACTTGTCTACAATGCCTTTTTCTACATAACCTTGAAAGTTCGAGGTTGCCATTTGTTGTGAAAAATCAGGTGCTTTTGCCATTATTTAGTTTCCTTTTCCTCAGTAATCGGTTCTACTATAACTATTGGTTTATTTTTAGGAGGATTGATTCCATCCAATGTTTCTACTATATCTAACATATCTTGTCGTCCCATTGTCTTCAGACGATTCTTAAGCTCTTTCATCTTACCTTTTGATTCGCCATACTCTTTATTCCAGTAGTAATCTACAATGTTTGATAGAGCAGGATCTTTTGTTTGATCTACATAGTTTAATACAGATGTTTGCATATCATCTACATCTTTATTACTAAATAGATCAGAGTCCCTAGCTATAGACCATAGTAAGCTAGTAGCTTCTAGCATCTTGTCTAGTTCTTCAGGATTATTACCATGTATCTTAATAGACTGTGCTATAAAGTTATTAATCTTATTAACAAAGTTTTTCTTGTTATCTTGATGTTCTTTTATAGTTCTTTCTAGACGATAGATAACATGTTTCTCTTTAGGAGGGAAACCTGCTGCCATCCAAAATACATCTATCAAGTCTCTGTCTTCTACTGGTATAACTTTACCATTACCTAATACAATCTCTTTTCTATCATAAAGAACTTTAGCATCAAGCATGTTCTTACCAATAGCTATAGGTTGAGTCATCATCCAACCAAGAGTCTTATAGTCTTCTACTGTAAACTCAGTAATAGGTTTAGTCTTCAAGAATGTAGATACATTATCTATAGTTTTATTAACTCTTCCCCAAGCAGCTTCACCAGGGAAACGAGTATTATATGGGTTGTCAGCTAATCCAAAGAATACAAATGATTGTTTAATCATATCAGTAATCCAAAAGCCTGATTGATTACCTAATTTATTTGTTGATTCTTTGATCGTATCAGAACCTGTAAGATCCCATAGACCATGAGTCATTAGATTAAATGTTTCTTCATCAGCATCCCAGTTTTCTAACATCCAATCTAGCACTGCTATACCAAATGGTATACCATAAATACCATGCCAAGCTGCACTCATAAGAGTCCACTTACGTCTATCAGCTTGATTCATGCTAGTAGCACCTTTTTCAAAGTAGTTGTTAAAGATGTTACGTTGTGCAGGTTGGAATTGGAACACTAAGTTAAATACAGGAGCTATATCTAAAGTTGTACCACCTGCTTTTTGCATAGCACCTGATCTTCTAAATGATTCAAAGTTTAGATATGATCTAACTTTAGGAGTATCCCAGTTTTTACCAGGATTTTCTTGTAACCATTTCTCTCTTAGTTGTAACCAAAAACCTATTCTGTTAATCAATTCACCAATTACATAGCCACTTGAACCTAACACATCTAAGGTTCCTTTAATTGGTGCTATTGTTTTATTAGCTAAAGATTCAAACCATGCTTCTTGAAACTTAGTTGTAGAACTTCTAAAGAAGTCACCAGTAATTGGGTTAGCTTGTACAGCATCAATTACACCATCCATTCTAAGAATCTCTACAATACGAGCTAAATCTTTAGAAGATACTCCTGTCATCTTTTGAGTAAACATCTTACTAATAATAGGTTTAACTGGATTCAATGTAGGATGTTCTGCCATTAGACTCATTAGCACTGCAGGCATTACTCTTAATGACTTAGCAGCCGATGTAGGACTAATAGAACTAATCTCAGCATATTGAGATGGTTGAATTACCCAATGTCTCCACGGAGTCTGAGCTAAAATAAACATAACAGATGTTAGTTTTCTAGCTATTCCAAGAGGAAGAGTAGTACCTTGATTACCTAAGTCTCTAGATAAAGCTGCAAGTTCTTTTGATAAACCTGTATCTTCAAGCTTATCTGCTATCCAATGGAAAGCATTTTGATAGTATTTATCAGCATTGTAGAACGCATTATGTCTATAAAACTCTAGTTTACGATAAGCGTGTATAGCTGCTTGAAGCATTTTTTTATCGTTAGTTCTTTTATAGTCTCTGATTTCATCTACATTCTTAGGATACTTACCATTAGGTAGATACTTTCTAAACTCTCTTTCAATCTGTTTAACCATAGCAGGATAATACTGTTTAAACGCAAACTGATTAGCAGACCTTTGTACCTCTTGCATCATTGTTTTTAAACCATCTGCTAAAGTAGTTTCACCATCAATAGATTCTAAGGCTTCACCTCTTTCTTTAGCAGTCTCTACTCTTTCATGGTGGAACTCGTACTCAGTAATTACATCTCTAAGATTACTTTCTTTTGCAGATTCATAGAATGTATAGTAGTTCTCTGTGTCTTCAAACTTCTCTACTAAAGTTCTAGCATCTTCTTTATAACGAGCAATACCTACTGCTGTTGAATGGTTTTCTTTAAGTTTAATTTCATTAGATACTTTAACACCATCAATAAAGAGCTCTTTAGGTACTCGTCTTACAATAAAGTGTCCTTTTTGTATACGTCTTGTGTGACCTGGTACTTTAGGTATAACTTCTTCAGGAAGTATATCTAGTTTAAAGTCTTTACCTACAAGACCATAAGTGTTTCTTTCATTCCACATAGGTTGCTGTGGTTTCTCAAGTAACACAAGTTGCTTACCTGTTTCTACTTCAAAGATACCATTAGATCTTTCTTCAAGAGTTTTTACTTCAATACCTAATTTAGTATCAAAGTCATAAGCTTTAAAAGGTTGTCCTTCTACTGGAGCAGGTATTTCAAATGTAGGACGAACAGCTTGATAGTATACTGATCCATCACTACTAAATAGACCTTTGTTAAAACCTCTTTCTTGTAAAGAAGAGCGATGAGTTAAGTTATCCATTAAGTAGATAAAGTTATTAACTCTAATCCAAGCATCTTGCATATCATAAAGTCTTTCAGCTTCTTTACGAGATACTGCATATTCATTGATTATCTCATCAACAGAAAACTCTTCTTTATAGTTAGCTTCTCTTTCTCTTAATAGGTTTTGAAACTCAGGATATAGTTTCTTAGCTTCTTTATTAAGTATAATTTGTTTGATAGGACGTAAGCCTTCTCGACTTAGCATACGAGCTCGAAGCTCACCTCCTGCCATACCTGCTTGGAAATAGTCAGCAAGAGCAGGAGTACCACTAATAGCTTCACCTACAACGGATCTACCAATACCTGTAACATCTACCGAAAAAACCTTTCTGATATAAGGAATATTTGGTTCAAAACCAGGAATAGGAGTTATTATTTTTCTTTTAGATGATAGTTTATCTGACAGTTTTAATGTAGGATCATAAGGTTTTTCTGTTGTCCATTCAATAACAAACTCTTGAGGAGCACTAGAAGGTTTATTCTTATACGCATCTAATAAAGCATCAGGGCTATCATATACTTTGTTTTCTGTAAGATCTGCAATCTTTACTGTACCTCTTTCACTAACAGGAAGATTGTCTAAAATACGTTGATTTAACTTATCAAAACCAAACTTAACTTGAGCTACAGAAGTATATGGATAATAGGGACTAGCAGAGTATACTTGTTTCTCTGTGTACTTAAATGAGTCCATTAAGATTACAGAAGAAGGTTGATTATAGTAAAGATTATTACTATATTCATGTACCTTTTCTCTAGTTAGTTTATCACCATATCTTTGTACAGGATCTACAATTACTTGGTCATGTAAAGAATATTGTAATGCTTTTTCTTGACCAGGTGTTAATGGGTAATTCTTCTGATTAGCTAAATCTTTAGGTAGATTACGTCTAATATCAGGTATAAATCGAATAGTATTAAGATCGCCAAACTTAGGTAATACATATTTAGCAAAGACACCTTCAGGGGTTGTACCTAATATTTTAGCATTACGACCTGTGCTATCCATAATAGCTTCAGCAGCAAACTCTGAACCTATCTTAGGATTACTAATCATCATCGTATCGAGAGGACTATCAGGACGACCTGTATTTATAATAGTATCTTTAACAGGTTCTTTACCTATTTTAAATGTCTCAGGTTTATATCTAAATGGAGATAATATAGCAAGAAGATCAAGACCTATTCTAATTTGTTCAGGATCTTCTGAATATTGAATAGCAGTAATACCTTTATCAGCATACATTTTATTTGTTGCTTTATTAAAATCAGCATGAAGCTCTGATATTTCTGTTAGCTTTTCATCAAGCTTAGTTAATCCTTTGTTGATTAAACTGTTCTCATATTCATCTGCTATGCCTACTTGCTCTGCATATTGACCTACCATGATGTCAGCTACTACAGTACCATCTAGTCTTTTACGAGCAACTTCTCTTGCTTGTTTATAGTTTTCATATTCTTTACCTGAAAACTCTGCTTCATAGATTGTTTCATAAATATCTGATGCAAAGTAAGGAAGAGCAGTTATAAAGTTAGCAATACTTAATCCTTCAGCAGCTAATTGTTTAGTAAAGTTTACAATACCTTTTTCATAGTCTTTACCTGCTTCAGACATGTACTGTTTAAACTTCTCGTTTAACTGACTTAATGACATCTTTTCTTTATCAATAGTCTCTTCAATAGGCTTACCTGTAGCTAGGACACTTAATGTCTTGTCATAGCCATCTTTCATTGTATGCTCAAACTTATTGTATTCTTGTAATACAGACTTATCTTTAACAGTTTTAGAAATGTCTGTCTGAGCCTCTGTATCTGTTTCAGAATCCCCTAGATCAAGTATAGTAAGGCTTTCCATGAACTTATTCTTAATGTCATGGTTAATAAAACCTTCACTTTTATACATTTCAATGATAGCTTTTTTTTGCTCAACAGGCATATCAGGATCTTCAATGATAGTAGCTACAATACCTTTATTGTTTCGAGATTGTTCATCTCGATACATTTGGTTAGCCATCTCTACAGACTCTGAATACCCTTTATCTAATAATTCATTGTAGATTCTTTCATAATCTTGATAAAGATCATTAGTCTGTGGGAAAGAACCTGCAGTGTATAAGGCAGTATCAGAAGCTTGTTCTTCTGATAATTTAGGTTTACCTGCCTCTTTAGGTATTCTAAAGCTATTACTATAATCCATTCACTATACCTTTGCTTTTATATCAAATGCGTTAAATAAGTTCTTAGATACATTACCCATGTTAGTAGCTAATGAGAACATTTGTGTCCAACCTTGAGCTTGTGCTCCTGCTAAAGCTCCCTTAGAGGCTGCTGCTGCAGCTTGTTGACTATAACCACTTTGTTCACTAGCAAACCCTTGAGCTACATTGATTTGACCTATATTAGCTGCTGCTTGAGTAGATAATGAACCTACTGCACCTGTAAATCCTGAAGTACCTGTTAGACCTAACTGAGCTCCACCAGTAGCTGCTGTAATCTGACCAGTTCTAATACGTTGTTCTCTTATAGCTGCTAATCGAGCTCGTCTTGCTTGGACATCACTTTGTCTTCGTCTTGACTCTTCTAATCGTCTAGCTGCTTCTGCTCTTTGGCTTTCATATTTAGCTCCTGCTGAAGCATACTTTCTTTGTTGAATAGCAGAAGCTACTTGTAGTCCTAAACCTGCAATAGATAAAGCTTTAGAAGCAGTTAAAGTTTTAGCTGCTAAACCAAGTTTACCAAAGCTTCCTAGACCTGAACCCATATATCCAAAACCTGGACCTGCCATACCAAAAGCAGCATAACCACCAAAAGCTATGGCTGCTACAGTTGCTACTTTTTTTACTGCTGAACCCATTTTATACTACTCCTTTAACTAGATAGTTGGGGTTTCCCTCTGTGTCATATACAATATAAGGAAGAACTTCTGCTCCTATAAGAAGATCATATTTAACTTCTTTAGGAGTCTCTGCTAAACCATAGACTTCCTTAATACCTCTTTTTTTCATTTCTTCTCTTAGTAAGTCTCTTACTTTAAGATAGTGTTTTGCTGCAGATAAAGACCACTCTTTTGGAAACATATCAGATGTTTTAATATGAATCATCCATACCTTTAAGCTTTCTTCCCAACTTAAACCAACGTAACCTTTACCTTCTTCTTCGTATAATATTTCCATTAAGCTACTGAAGTTGTAGTAGCAGGCACTGCCCACCCTAATAACTTCATATCTTTTCCTTCTTCTGAACTTATCTTAACACTTAAAACTTTACCTGAACCTCTTAATTTACTCTTAGTTACAATAACACCATCTCCATAGTCGAATAAATCGCCTGAACCACTAGGTATATAGTTTCTTAGTAACCTATATGCTTGGAACTCAGTACCCCATTTACCACTATTAGCACTATCTGCCCAGTTCCATTGAGCTTGTACTTTACATGATGATTGATTGTTTAATATTAAATCTGCTCCACTTTGAGTATAACCATCTTCAGTACGAGTAAAATAAAAGAATATGTATGGTGTTTGTTTTTCTCTCATAACATCACCAAACAATTCATAACCTGTTACAAGATAACTGCTATAATTAGCACCAGTACCATCTTCTGTCTCCCAATCTTTAAATGCTAAGTTATTAAATTTAGATATAGTAAAATCAGTTCCTACAATAGTTAGATAACTAAATTGAGAACTTCTATTTAATAAAAGATCTTCTGTTGTTACAACAGTATCAGAACTACTATCAATAACTGTATCGCCTGACGTTACTAAAACTGCTTGATCAAAACTAGATACAGCATATCCAGGTACTTCAATAAAATCAGCTACATAAGGAGAACCTGTTGCTAAATCACTAAATGTATTTGTATAGAAAGCTTGGAGTGTTAAATCAAATACAAGTTCCTTAGTGTATCTATTTATATAATTATTGTTCGTATAAGAAGTGTCATCTGAATCATTATATAACCAACGTACTCTATTTTCTTTTTCATCATAGAATCCTTTACAGTTGTTTTTACCAATCTCAGGTATTTCAAGATATAATGATTGGATTGTTGTTAGAGATATTGTTTCAGCTCTAAAACGTCCTGAAGCAGTATCTGTTACAAGAGTATAAATACCTGCTTTAGACCAATATATAAAGTTACCATTAATATTAACTACAGATTTAGGATTAAAGATACCATTAGTAGAAATCTTATTAGCTTGGAAAGAAGAAGCTATAAAGCCTCCTGTATCTCCATAGATTTCCCATATACCATTCTCTGCAAATACAAGTAATGAAGATTGTGATGATGCTATCTTAACAATACGAGTAGCTTCAGGTATCTGAATAGTACCACCATCAGAGTCAATAATATCATTAATACCAGGATCTGTAGGATCTGCTTCTTGATAACATTTACCAAAATCATCATCAGAAGTAACAACTTTAGTAAAGAATATATAACCTGAGTAATTAGGTGATTTGTCATCTCCATCTGTAATTGAAGAATCTATACCTGAATAAAAGATACGTTGAGCATACGAAGCTACAGTAGATAAATTACCTGTTTCAACATCTGTATTAAGTCCTGTAACATCTGTACCTGCTTCTCTAGAAGAACCTCTATTAAAAGCATCAATAACAATAGCACCTTTAGATACTTGGTAACGAGATTGAGAGTTCTTTTCTAATACATTAGCATCAAACTTTTCATAGTGTGAAGAAGATGAATCACTTATTTTACCAAGAGTCCATTGATCAGAATTACTAGGATAACCACCTGTAACAATTCTTGTAGCAACAAGAGCATCAGTAGTTGTTATATCAGGAGTTCCTGCATCACCATCATCATCACCTGTGGTAGACTTAGTAACAATAGTAGTATTCCAACCCTGGTTACGAAGATTATACTTATGTTCATCTGAAAGAGTAGCAGGTCTTTCATCATCTTCTAAACCATCATCTAAACCCCATATATCACGAACTTTAAGATCTACTGTTCTTTGTGATACTGTATCTGAAGTAGCATCATAAGATAATACTACTGGTTTATCTAAGTCTTTACCTACTATAATTAACTGATTATTAAGAGTAGATGTTTCTATATTGTTATTAGATAAACCTGATATAGTAATAGAATTACCACTATTAAGTAAATTAGCACTAGGAGCATCTGTAAGTAAATCTACAAACCATAGTTTGTTTTTAATACGAACAACACCAATAGCTACAGATGAAATACCACTTGGAGTATCCCATCTATGAAATGATTGTTTACCTTCTTTAATATCATCTGCTGTTAAACCTGTAGAAGTCTTAGCATAGGTACCCTCATAGTCTAAACCTAGTCTACGAGAACGTGAACCATCCCTATTGAGTACAAAGTTTTGTTCGTCAATAGAAGCGTTTTCAGGAAATGTAAGAGGGCTAGCCTCTGTAATTAGACCCTTAACAAAGGATCTAAATACCTTCTCGGTTTTTGCTGCCAATTAATTATTCCTCAGTAGAGTTTTCTATTAGTTCTTTTTCTAGTTTCTTATTTGCTGCTTTTTTTTCAAAACGATCTTTATTGTTAAGTAGATAGTTACGAACAGCTACTTGAGCTACAGCACTAGATGTATAAAAACCTGTTAGTTCTTGTGGGAGTTCTCCACCTTGTGTAAATTGTATTTGATAATGTCCAGTACCTGGAGCATTAACAATCTTTATTTCTTTACCATTCGGAGTTGTGAATGTATCCATTATTTACCTTTCATTTTCTTTCTACGTTCTTCTTCATCTTCTCTTACTTCTCTAGTACGTTCTATAGAATCTTCTGCAGCTTCTTTAGGACTCTTAAAGGTTGAAGGAGGAGGAGCATCTTCTTCTTTTGCTCCAAAGTTTTCCATAAGATCATCCATTTGTTTTTTAGTAAGTCCCATTTTAGTATCCTTGTTTCTTAGGTTTACCCATTTTCTTCATAGGTGTTTTCTTTTTCATAGGTTTCTTTTTCATTGTTTTCATTTCTTTCTCCTTTTCATTTGAAACTGTTTAAACGGGTTCTTTACTTTCACACCAGGTTTCTTTACCATTCCATACTGTTGGGCATGAATAAAAGCTTTTGTATTAGATGTTAGCATTAGTAGTTAGGTTTTCCTTTCATGCCTGCTCTTCGACCATAGTTTGGATATGTAATACCATTCTTAAGTTTCCAAGCTTCTTGAGACATTCTACGTTTCTGAGAGATTGATACTTGTTCTGCTTTTTGATTAGCCATTTGCTTTAATGTTAAGAAGGCAGTTGACTTAGCTTCTGCAAGTAAGTATGTAAACATTTGCACTGGTAAGTCTGGTGTAAATGTATCCAACAATGTAAAGGCTACTGATCGTTTACCATGACATTGAGTTTTACTTGTTACTAATGTAGAATCAACAGCACTATCATAAGCATCAAAGACAAGATTGTCATCATCAAATGAAGTAAAATACTGAGGAGCTCTATCATTGTAAATCAATAATGATATTCCTGTTGTATCAGTTACAGTAGTAACTTTGGACTCTGAACTGTTTCTTTGATTTAAGATATAAAGAAAGTCTTCAGGTGTTTTATAAAGAATCTCTTTATACTTGTCTTTAGTATCTGTAAGTTTTCTACAATTATAATTAAGACTTTTTAAGTCAATAATAGTTTCAGGTATTCCCATGTGAGTAGGTCTTGATGCCGTACCACTACTATCTAATTGAAATGTTTCATATAGAAATGGAAAATCCTTACCATCTATAATATTGTAGTAAGTTGATTTAATTATTTGTGCTACTTGTAATGCTTCAACTGTATCATTAATACTATTAACCTCATCAGAATCCATATCTGACATGATGTCTTGTACCATTTCAAGTAGTGTCATTTTAGCCATAGTTTATTCCTAGTCTAAGAAGAGAGCAACTAAGCCTGCTTCAGTTGGAGTAATAGTCTGTCCTGAAGAAGTTCCGTCTCCTCCTACATGTATTGATAATACTTGGTTAGCTGTTGCTGCTACAGTACCTGTAGATGATAATGTTAGTTTATCAGCACCATTAGTAGGTTTAGCTACTGAACTTGTTCTAGTGCTTGTTGTACCATCTAAAGCAAATTTAAAGTTATAGGCAGAGCCACTAGCAATAGCTGTAGTTGTAAAGTTAATCCAAAAGGTAATTAAGTAATGACCTGCTTGGTTAAGTGTAATAGTACCACTTCCTGAAGTTACTGTAAGAATGTCTTCATTACCTGAAGCTGTCCACTCTCCACTTGGATTAAGAATTGTGTATGCAGATGAACCTGCTAGTGTATGAGCAGTTGTTCCACCTGATATATAGATTTCAGCATGAGCTTTACCTGGAGGGTATTCCCAATCACCTGATCCTGATCCATTAGAAATATATACTTTACCACTTGTAGCACTTGCTACACCTTTAGGCTCGTGTATATCAGGATCTGTGATAATATTGTGTTGTATTGTCATAAATATATATTCCTAAAAGATTAGGAGGGGTCCGAAGACCCCTTACCTAATTAAACGTAGTATTCAACAATAACTGTTGCTTTACCACCATCGTAGTCACCTACTGTATCAGTAACTTGTAACTCTGCAGCTACAGCACCGATAGAAGCACCTACTAATGCACCATCACCTACTACAACATCACCTGCTGCAGGATTAGCAATAGCATCAAAAGCATCAGCATCAACCACACCTGAGCCGTCAGCTTTATATAAGCCTACGTTAAGTGCAGTACCTGTAGTCCATGCTTCATCAGCAATAAACTTAGCAGATACGATTGTTGCGTTAGCAGGAATTACATGACCTAAGTTATTTGAAGCAGCTACTGGTAAGTCGTCATAAGTGAAAGTCCACTCAGCACGTTTAATCTTACCTGTTGATTTAGCTGCACCACCATATTTGGCATCAGTGCCACGAGGTCCGTAGTGATTAGCTACTCCTCTTTTTGCATCATTTTCGTATGACATAGTTTCTTCTCCTCAATTAGTATGTAGCTTCGTCAGTTAAAATAACACCAAGTGTGTCTACACGTTGAGCACCGAAACCGAAACGAGAAGTCACTTGATACTTGTCTGCTCGCTCTTCTTGATCTCTCCAACCTTCTGTTTTAGGAGCACGTCTCCATGCGTGCATGATAGGCTTGCAAGAGTCATCAGCAACACACATAAATACGTTAGCCTTGTCACCAACTTCAGCAGTATCGTTAGCTAAGCCGTAGCCTGAGCCATCAATAGCTTCTGTAGCTGTTAGTGATGGTAAGAAGTTAGAAGTGTAGATGTCGAAACCAAAGATGTTTCTTACAAACTTATGGTCACGAGCAAAACCTTCTGTTACAATACCTTCGAACATTGGGTTGTTTGATACGTTTACTAAGTTTTGTAAGCTGTTTAATGTAGCTTCAACAACTGGGTCTACAATAGCGATACGACCACCTGAAGGAACATTAGCTTTATCAAATGCTAATTTCATAGCGATGATGTCATCTAATGTAATGTTACGAGTAGAAGCACCTGCTCCACCTGCTACCCAACGATGTGGACGACCATTTACTAAGTTAGCGTTAGCAGCAGTGTGAGCACTGTTAGCAGCAGATAAGAATTTAGTTTCATGGTTTTCACCTAATGCACGAGTAGATTCCATAGCACGCATAGCCATTAATGTATCTACTTGAGAACCATCTTCACGAAGGTCATCAGAAACTTTCCAAGCATCACCGATGTAATCAGTAATAGCAAGTGTTAAGTTACCTGTGTCAATTGGTGAGAAGTTTAAAGGAGTATCCTCAGCAGCATCTTGAAGAGTTACTGTACCTACTGTCTTGATGTTTAAAGTTGTACCTGAACCGAAGTCAGTTACGTCTCTCCACATACCTTCTGGCAATAGATAGTCGTGTAAGTTCTCAAGAATAAACTGTGAATACTGTTGAGCTTCAATAAAAGCTGTAGTATTGCTAGTTAATTGTGACATAATATTTCCTTATTATAATTGAGATTTAACTTTCTCGCCTGCATTTCTCCAAGCAGCTAACATGTCTTTAGTAGAAGCACCCTTAGGTACTTTAGCTGAAAGCTCTGTTGGCTTTGTTGATCCTAAAGCTTGTGTATTAACTGAACTTGAAGGTTTACCTACTGTTGTAGATTTTGCTTCAAATCCTGCAAGCTTCATTACAACATTTGGTGATGTTGCAGCAAGATTATTAAGTTGTTCAACAGTTAGACCTGCATCTTTAGCAATTTGATTATAAGCATCTTGAGCTTTAGCTCCATACTGTTCAGTAAATTTAGTAGCTACTGTATCAGCATTTTGTTTAGCTTTAGATTGCTTTTCTTTTTGCTCCATAGTTTGGTTAACTAACTGCATAATTCTATCTTGGTCTAATTCAACACCTTGAGGGGTAGCCTCCACTGGTTGATTGCCAGACTTTAATTCATCAAGTAATTCTTCAGTAGTTTTACGTCTAGTTAGTTCTTCTTTTAATTGAGCCATCTCTTCCTCTAGGGTTTTGATATGCTCTTGTGCATGAGGAACTGATCTTAACGCATCTTCTGCTGATTTGTACTTTTTACCTTCTCCTACAAAGTCTTGAGCTTCTGTCGGAATCTCAAACTTAGGAGCAGAAGTATCTGCTTGTTGAGTCTCTTGGGTAGTCGACTCGGTTGTTTCTTGTTCAGTTGTTTGTTGTGTATTGTTATCTTCAGCCATTATTTTTCTCCTTGGTCAGGAATAAGATTATATAGTTTTGAAAAAGCCTTTTGAAAGCCAAGTTGATAAGCTTGATATTCAGACCAAGCAGGAAGAGTAAAATTATCTTCATCTATAGACTTACGTCTTGACAATTCGATTTGTTCTGTGAGATAATCTTTTAACTCTTGAAATACTTGATCTTTAGTAAGCTTCTTAGCTTTATCTGATTTTAAATCCATATAAATATTATACCATAAGTTGTATAAAAAGTCAAGTTAAACTTGAGGTCCTTCAGGTGGAACTTCCCCTTCTTGTAGGGCTTCCATTTGATCTCCCATCTCAGATTCTTCTAAACCAGGTTCTGCCTGTTGAGCTCTGAGAGATTGTTGAACTTGAGCAAGTAATTTCTGAGTTTCAGCTTGTTCAAAGACTGCAGCGTTATCTTTAATAAATTCATACTGTTCAAAGCCCATATACTCTTCAATCATATTAGCTAAGCGTTTAGCTGATAAATGTGGAGATATAAGCTGTCCCATAGGACTATTAAAGACACCAAGCATATTCTGAATAAGCTGAGCTCTAGCAGCATAATGACGAGCACCGATAGGACGGAGCTTACCTTTAGCTGTAATATCCTCTTTAGTAATAGATAAGAAATCAGCAACACCAAGATCATCATCCATTACACGAGAAACTTCTACAATATCTATGTTACGTTTAGAAACTTCTAACATAGTATTTAAGATTGGTTCTAAGAACTCAATCTCGAATTGGTTAATTTTATGTTGAAATATTCTGCCTGCAGCATTTTGTAACTGTTGTACTTCAAATGCTGTTTTCTCACCAGGAGATCTGAAACCCATAGCTTCTCTAGGTGCTCCTGCCATTTCTTCCATAATCTGTAACAAAGCTGCTATTTCATTATTTACTTGGAACGCAGCAGGGTTAGGAGGCATCATACTTACATCACCATCTTCAGGGATATGAATAGTAGATTCAGGACCCCATTCAAATGGTTCTACATCACCTTTAATAGCAATAGGTGGATGTATAGTTAAATCTAGTGCATCTGCTTTTAAGTTCTCTAGATGGTCAATACGATATTGAATACCTACTAAGTTATCTAGAGGACCCATAGCATATAAGTTATCAGGACGTTTTCTCCAACCTACATGATGCTTATTATCTTTACCTAAATAAGAAGGATTGTCTACATTACGAATAATAATAGAACGATCCATAATAGTAATGATCTTACGTTCTAATAGTTCACCTTCTTGTTCATCATAAATATCACCTTCAAACTCAATTATTTCTACTAAACCTGATTGGTAATACTCTTGTAAAGAACCAAAGCCATCAATGTGGTAAGCTTCTGCTTTGTTTACATCTTCTTGTCTAAATGATGAAATGCTTTTACGAACTTCCATCGCTTTTTGTACAGCTTCTTCATCATAGTTAAGATCTTGTCTATATTTAAGGTCTTTTTGTAGTTCACCTACTGTTTTAATATAACGAGTAAACTTAGGTGACTCTGAGAAAGAAACAGCAGTAGGATTAAATATAATATCAAATGGTGATATTCTAACTAACTTAGGACCACGATAAGTAGTAATAACATCTCCTGATATAGGATCTGTATGTTCTTCATTGACATAGGTTACTTCAGCAAAAGAGTTACCATAGTCAATGTAATCATAAACTAATTGAGATACTGTTTCTCTAAAGTTAGATTCTTTTAGTTTAGTTTTAAGATAGGATTCAATAGCTCTACGTTTCTTTTTGGTTGAATCTTCTAGGTTATAACCTTCCCATTTCATCCAATTATCATTTGGAAACAACGCATCCATATAGTTAGCATGTAAGTTGTCTCGTATCTGAGTAAGCTTAGGCAGAGTAGTTTTATTCTTCCAAGGAAGTTTAGAGTTAGTTGTCTTAGTTGTATCGGTTGCAAATAGATAGTTCCTTAGTTCTCGCCATTCTTCTTCTTTGTCTTGTCTTTGAATCCACCAGTTATTATAGAGATGTGATAGCTGCCTAGCTAAGCCATCTCCTTCTAATAACCTTTTAATTTCTGCTACTTTACCTGCCATAGTTATTCCTTATTAATAAGATACACCACCAAAGCGTGAGTGAGTTACTACATTTCTACCTACACTAAAAGAGCCTACTCGCTGTTTAGGAATCACAGCAATAGCTATAGCGTTAGATAGAGCATCTTTAATGTCGTCATGAGGTGGATGAGTCATGATTAATTCTTCTTCTAATGATTGACAATTACCACCTTTATAATGCCATACTTGTAAGTTATCGTATTTAGGTTCAAGCACAGCCCCTACTCGTTCTTCTTTATCACCTAAATGTCTAGTAGGTCTAAACTCTTCAATAGAAAGAGGTATACCATTAGGCTTTAGATAACTTTCTTTTAGCTCTTTAACAATCGTTTGTTGAGCTACTGTGGTTTCAGCTCTTAACTTTCTGAAACCCCACTTCTGCCATGATGTAAGAATATGATTGTAGTAGTCCACGATACGATCTGTTTTAAATCGATCTATGTCTAACACATAGAAGTTCCCTTGATGATCTACTCCTACAACCACTAATGCTGTATAGTCAGCTTTCTTTCTTAATGAGAACGCAAAGTCAATCGCTGCATATACATTAAGCTTACGATCTCGCATATACCAGTCTCCTTCTTTATTCTGTAGAATGTTTCTATCATAATATTGAAAGTTATCTGCATTGATACGAGCAGTTTCATTACTGTTTGGATTATTATAATACTGAGCATAGAACTGAGTATTATCTACATATTTAGCTTTAATTCTAGCTAGTTCTTTTGCATCGAATCCAAAAGCCTTACCATCTGCTCTTGTTTGTTTAGCCCATAAAAACTCACCATTGGTTTCTACGACTCTTTGAAATAATTCATATACTGGATCGTCTGATACTAACTCTCCATCATCATCATAAAGAGTTTCTTTCATGTTGATCATAGTATCATAAATATCTCTAGGATGATAACGAGTACCAACAACCCATTCATAAGCACCAGGGTTTTCAATGGAGGCAAGCTGTGAATAGGCTGAGGCAACCTTTTCTCTACCATCTTCCGTATAGGCATTACCTGGCACAACAATATCATCCAAGACAACAACATCAGCATGAAAGCCAGTAGTATTACTAGTAAGCCCAACAGCTTTACAAGTAGCATCACGAATACCCTCCAATTTCCTTTGTGGGTGGTCTACTGCAATCTCAGCAACTGCCCATTTCTCACGTTTACCCTCCTCAGGGTTTATCATATCTGACCAATAACGTCTGTATATTGGATTATCTATAATATTCTTAATAGCATATAATTGTTTCTCAGCTAAGTCAGCAGTAGCAGATACATATAGAATAGTTGTTTCAGGATGTTTAGTAATCCACCAAGCTGTTCTATAAGCTACTAACTTAGACTTCATGTGTCCTCGAGGAAGTAATACTAATTGGTTTTGTTTAGCATCTTGACGTTGCCACCATTGTATCAATTCTTCGTGGATAGCCCCCAACATTAAGTGAGGAGCTACTAACTTAATAAATGTTAGGAGATCAGACTCTGCTGCTTCTCTTATTTGATCTAGGCTAGCCTTGCTCATTTAGCACTTTCTTCATAACTAGTTTTACCTTCTTCGTCCATCCAGTCGTCTCCTACAAAGTGAGGTTTAACCCCATTAATCCATTTCTCTATGTTTAAAAAAGCACCTCCTATTGGACCTGTTCTAGCTGAGTGAACAGTATTAGGACCTATAGGTAAAGCAGGATAAGGCATTTTATCTTTAAACATTGTAAAAGGATGGTGATACCATTTATGTTTACGTTTAATGTCTACATCACCTGATACATATACTAAAACAGAATCAGTATTAGGATGAGTATGAGGTACAGACTCTGCATTAGGTTTTAATGCTATTAACTCAACCTGAAAAGGACCTTCTCTATAAAGTATGGTCTCTTGAGCATTTTTAACAAACTTTACTGGATGCTCTGTTGGAGTCTTTAAAGGTTTATGTTCCATCCAATAATTGACAAAGTCATATAAAGGAGTATCTTCATTAATTACCATTGTTAAGCCTTTTTCTTTTTCTTCTTACCCCAGTTGTTTTGCATGTTTTTATAGGCTTTAGCACTTATAGTTGATTTCTTTTTACTTCTGCTAGTTCCTGCCTTCTTACGTTTATTTATGTTTTCTACTAAGCTCATTCTTTATTTGCTCCATTCTGTTTAAACGCTGTTGTTTTGTCATATCAAACCATTCACTTATATCTTGATAGGTTCTATGACATGCTGTACATACATTATCTTTCAAACGACAAACCCCAGTACAGGGTGAGTCTTCTACCACTTAACTTTGTCAGCCCAATAAGCTGCTGACATCTTTCCTTTTGCTATGTTTTTAGCATGACGTGCTTTAAATGATTTCTGTCTTGCTTTCTCAGAAGCAGTTTTAGGATTAGCACCTGCTCCTTTTTTACCTTGTTGACCAAAGCGTATAAGCTTTACTTGATCACCTGATTTAGCAACAACAACATGAGATTTAGTTGGATGACCTGGAGTACGCTTAGGCTTGTTATAACCTGATACTCCTGCTCTTTTTAATCTAGGGTCTTTTTCTTTACTCATAGTAACGTGCTCCGTCTTTGTCTATAATTAATACTTGTCTTCTTGGTTCTTCACCTTCTTTAGGAAATGATATATGAATCCAAGAGTCATATTCTTTAATTAATTGATCAAATTCAATA